GCATGGACCGGGAAGTCACGCAAAAACTCCTGCAGTTTCTCATCGGATTCTGCAGCCTGTGCGATTTCTTCGGCGGTCGGTGCCTTGGGCATTACGGGTGCTGCAGCGAGCTTGTTGTTGAGACTTCCAACCCTGCGCTCTGCCTGCTTCAACCTGTCGTTCATTGCATCCAGGTCGGCCATCCTGTTACTGATCCCTTCCATCATTTGCCGTAAGGCTGGGCTCGTTCCTGCCCATGGATCGATGACTTCGGTGCTGGCCTCGGGCGTAACGACCGTGGGTAACTCTTCAGTTACACTTGCCGTCACTTCCTGTTGACCGTAGATCTCAGCGTTGACCTCTGCGTACAATTCACGCTCTTCGCGTTCTGCCTTGTCCTGCTCGTTTTCTGCCATTTACTACTCCTTTCCAGCCTTGCGGGTGGACAGTCTCTGGGCGGTTATTTCCCGGCCAATTTCTCAGGTAATTCTCGTATTCGCTTTAACATCTTGATCTCGCCGCGCAAAACTGCGGTCTGTATATCAGTTCTAATGATACTATCATTCAATTCTCTTGATTTGTCAAGCTCTGCATTGACCCAATTTACGATCCATTGCCAGGTCGGGGAATTGATGTCAAGTACCGCCATTTGTGGATTACCAATAATAAGCGGCTTCTCAGCCTCCAGCATCTTGGTGACCGTAGCATAGTCCTTGTCTGCCATGGCTGCTTGAGCGATGGAGATCTTCTCCTCCAGGACTTTGGCCATTGACTCAAGGCCGTGCTTCTTCGCCAGGGCTACGAGATCCGGCATGGGCTGGGCCTGGTCAACCACTGGTGGCGTGTCCGTGATATCGCCAGGCATCGGGGTCGTGCCCTCGATCATGGGTTCGATTGAAGGTGGAATCTCGGTGATCTCTTCCTTATTGGCTGGCCTGAAAAAGTCTGCAATAAACATTGGTAAATCCATTTGTTCTCCTTATCTCGGGTATGCCTGCCCTGCTGGTGCCCGGCCTGCGGGCTCAGTCGGTGGAGTTGCCACCTGTTTGGCTACGATCTGCCGCTCCTCTCGTTCAGCCTGTTTCTCACCCTGGATGTCGCTATGGGCCTTGTCCCTGGCATCCATCTGATCAGTCTGGGCCGCGCTCTTCTCGGAGAGGTTCTGCTGCAGGTTCATGCCCTCGGCGCTGATCGCCAGCTGTACCTTCAGCTTCGACAGCTCGATCTTGCTCTTCTCAGAGTATTCCATCATCTTGATCTGGAGATCCATCTGCTTCATGGCCTGATCATGCTGGCGGTCCTTGGCGGCTTCAGCGGCCTTGAATTCCAGTTCTTTCATCGTGGCCTGCTGCACCAGGGTTGCCTTATCCATCTCGGTCTTGGCGCGGATGTTGGCAACCTCGATCATGGCCTGCTGCTGCTGTTGCTTGGCTGCTGCTGCCGGATCTGCCGATGCCTGCGGCTGGCCATCGCCCTGCTCTTCCTTCGGCTTCAGGATGTCAAGATGGGCACTGGCATAGAGCTGTTCGACAGCCTTATCCCAGTCGGTCCTACGGAGGATGTCAGGATCTGCCTTCATTTGCCAGACCGTGAGGAGCATCTGGCGCATCTGATCCTTTTCGAAGAGAATAGACGCTCCGCGTGGGTCAACGTCGAAGTCACCTTTCGCTTTGTGATCAGGATGATACTGCATGTTGTAGTCGTAATACCGTCTCAGGTGGGGCACGGTGATACGATCATCCCACAGTTTGACCTTGGAGCGATAAGTAATGTTGGAACTGTCAACCACAATGTTCGTGGCCCCCAACGTCTCAGGAGTTTCCTGCATTTCCCCCTGAAAAATGGTTGGAGTTGCAGTCATGAGATCCACAAATCGCAAGGCCAGTTCCAACATAGCCTGTAAGTCTGCCTGATTGTTCGTGGTCTGGAACGATGTGATCGCCTTCCGGATGTCATCGAAGTCGGTGTCGCCGTCCCATTTCCACAGCTTCTTGCCTGTCAATTCCCAGATGCCGTCAGCAGGTTCAATGCCCTTGATGGCGACGTTACTACCAGAGGAATCGCCAGCATTGTCAAGCATCTGCCGCCATGCAGCGTTGATGATCCTCTGTGCCCAAGCCATTTTCATGGGCTCGCCTGCACCCCATGGCAATCCATCTATGGGCGACCAAGGAAAGAAATCATAAAGGTTGTCACCTGTGTCCAGCAGGTTGAGATCTGCCTTGACCGGGTGATCGTTAATGAAGATGACGCGGGCGCTGACCGGCTTATCGCCTGTGCATTTACAATTGAGGACCTCCAGGAAGTCCGGGCGGACGTTGCCGTTATACTCCCACACCTCGTACAGCTCACCGCGCTGGGCGTTCTCAACCCGCACCTTGAAGGCGTTCGCGTGCTGATCCTGGGCCACGTTCAGGCGCTTGGGCTGCTCCTGCAGGACCAGTTCAAGTTGTCGAGGGGAATAGCCAGGCTGTCCGATAAGGCGCTGCACATCGGCAACCCTCATCGTATCTTTTTCCCAAAAGTAGGCTGCTTTCTGCGGGTCGTCACCACAGTCAGGGCTTGGGTACAGGTTCCAGGGATCGACCTCCTTGGAGATCGGCCTGTTGTCCTGCTTGTACTCAAGGATGTGAACCATCTTGCCGTTCTTGTCCTTGGTGGGGTTCCAGATCCTGCGGAGTTTCTTCGAAGCGCACGGGCCTTTGATGATGCCGGTGCCCATGCGGACGGCGCGGGAGATAACCTTCCTGGCCTCTTCGTTGTACTGACACTCCGTGAGCTGGTCGTCCACGATCTGTTCCATCTTGGCCATGGACTCGGTGGCTCTGGCCATCAGCTCGTTGTAGACATCATTCAGGGCTGCAGGCTGTCCATCGGTGAACTCGATCGGCTCGCCCTTGGGGCCGACGGCCGGGCTCATGTCGCCCCTCATGCTGGCGACCTCGGCCCTCGGTGTGACCTTGAAGCCGTAGTTCTTTGCGAACACCGGGAAGAGGATATCCTCGATCCTGCCCTGTGCTACCTCGCACCGGCCTCTAATAATGTTCATGACGGCCTTGGACCTGGCCACCTCGCCGGTCTGCTTGATCGGCGCGTTGCCGGATACATAGTCCATCATCGTGCTGTATGCCGGGAGATCCGTTGTGTAGTCCAGCAGCTCCTCGCTGATCCTCCACCACAGTTCGACCCCGGACATGGCACGCCACTCGACAGCCTCGTTCCTGGTCGTGAGGATGGACTGGGCCACGGTCATGACGGCCTCCTCCTCGATCATGGCCAGCTCGGCCTCGTCCGCCTCGCTCAATACGGAATGGATCGCACCTTCCGGAGCGCCCTCGGTCGCATCGTCCTCGATCACGTTCTTGCCAGCGGATGCACCATCCAGGTCTTCCTTACTGGCCAGCAGGGACTTTTCTTCCTCTTCGTACATGCGGTCTTCCTGCTCTTGCCTAACACTGTCTTTGCTCCTTGCCATCACCACCCCCTAAATTGCCAATTCCAATGATATCAGATATATGATTTTATACCAGCCCGGCGAGAGATCCTCACCCCTAACAATCTGCACATGCTCCATCAATACCCCACGCCTCGATCCAGCGGCACCCTCGGCGGCATGATGACCTTATCCTTCTTTACCTTCTTCACAATGGCACCGAATAACTCAGTGAATGCCCACACATAGGCATCAGCACGGTTCGGGCTGTCTGGTCCCTGGTAGCCGTTGGTCGTGAACTGGACCAGCTCGTCCTCCAGCAGGGGATAGTAGCCTACGTGCCGGATTTTCCCCAGCTCTACCAGTGCGGCGATGGGTTCGGCCCTGACCTGTTTACCTCGGGACGCAGTGACGGCCTTATATGGTGTCCTCGGCCTGGTGACCTGGATCACGCGTTCGACCATAGCGCCACCAAAATTCTGTTCCGCGACTATCGTATTTGCCTCAAATCGTTCAAAAGAATCAGTGGCGACCTTGCCCCAAGTTGCTGGCCCGGCCTTGACCGTACAGTCGGCCAGCAGGTAGCCAAGGCCATCGATCCCGAGCCCGGCTACGACTATGCCAATCTCGTCGTTCTTCGCATTCTCCTCATCACCGCTGCCGCTCGGGTCCACAGCCACCACGATCCTGACCATATCGGGTACGTCGATGTCGTTAACAACGCGGTATGTCTCGATCTTCACATCATCGAACAGCTGGTTCTCTACGATCTCACTGAACACGCCATCCCTGAACCGCAGGCGCATCCTGGCTGTCATGGCGTTCAGCTTGTCCATGTAATCCGGAGACAGGTTCTCCAGATTGTCCATGGGGTTCATCTGCATAACGGCGTAACGCTCCGGATGCTCAAGGGTTTCCCGCTTGTCCGCCTTCATCTTCTGGATGAACATCTTGTAAGACCAGTGGCCTTTCGATGGTGGGTTCTCGTCGTAATACATGCGAGGAGCCAGCAACATCGGGCCTTTACCCTCAACCTCCTGATAGATCCGCTGGGCCAACCGGGTAACCATCGTCTCACGGGCCTGGAAGCTGATCTGGCTGCACTCATTGAGGAAGATGGTCACGTACTCCATACCCAGGAGCTTTTCGAGGCGTTCACCCTCATCCAGGCCACCAAACCATACCTGTGCTCCATTTGGGAACTGTGCGTACCAGTCCGACTTGTCGATATGGCAGGATACACCGGGGAAGCACAGCCGCATCATCTTCGGCCATGTGTCCAGGATGATTGATTGCTTCACATGGTTGAACCGGTAGCGCATGATCGCATGCCGGGAGAACGGGGCCTTCATCGCCCTGACAGCTATGGTCCTGCATATAAGGAAAGTCTTCGCTGATCGAGATCCACCATACAGTAGGACATCAGAAGCGCCGGACCCTAGGAGCTTGCGGGCCTCAACCTGCTTCGGTGTGAGCTTGAAGTCCGGGTTGTTGGCGTATTGAGTCTCGTAGCTCTTGATCATAAGGCAATGTCATCCGGGTCCAGCTTGACCGTCCAGACTCCCTTGTCGCCATCGGCCTTGTCAATACCGTAGATCCTTGCCTCGGCCTCTGCCAGCTTGATCCAGAGCTCCATGAGTTTCTTGAGGATGTCTACCATCTCGCCAAGTGCAATCATCTTCTCAAACTGCTTAGTGACAAGTATGTAGTCCGGATGCTCAGTATTGACAAGTTCGACAAGTTCGATCAGCTTCTCGGGATGGTGATATGCCTCTTTTAGGCCCTCCAGAACGTCGGCAATGAAGCGCCTGTTGTCTGTTGCCTGGTCTTCTTGTTCCGTGCGAATTCGGGCAATTACGTCGGATCTTGCCTCGACAATTTCCTTATCGCCAAGTTGGCGGCGGCGTTTTGCCAAGTCACCCTCGACTCTCGCCAACTTAACCTTAGCTTCAACAACCTTCCTTTCAGTGGCCGCTTGAATTCTCTTCGCAAGATCGCGAGGTTGGTCCTTGTAATGCAGCCTGATAGCTTCCCTGCTTATCTTCTGGCCAGTCTGGGCTTGATACTCTTCAGCCATCTGCTTAGGGCTCTTCTCGTTCCGCCGCCAATCCTCGTCTAGGATCTGCCAATCAATCCGCGTTGCCATTGTTACTTCCCCTCATCCTGGGTGTGGAAGATGGCCTGGTCAAGGTAATCGTCATGGAGCCCTTCGGAGTGGTTGATATCCAGGATCCAGCTCTCCATCAGTGGGCTGTTCTTGATCGGCTTGGGCGTTTCTGTGCCCTTCCGGGCGTATGGATTGATCTTCTCTAGGCTATCCAAGATAAAAGGGATCTCACTGTCTTTTTTAAACGTGCGCTCGTATCCATCCCGATAGGCCTTATTTGTAATCTGAATACCCTTTCCTTTCATTTATACCCTCCACCAGAATACTATCCAGTCGCGCATGTACTGCAGTTTTCCACATAAGGCAGCTGCCCAATAGAAACGATGAGTATGCCTTCCAACTCCATCACAACAGGTATAATGCAATCTGAGTTTTCTCATTAGAAAAACCAGTATCCAATTATTGAAATACTGATAAGCGTAAGCGCAACAACGGTGAACACTTCACAGAACTCCATCCACATTTTTCTCATATCATTTCTCCCGGCAGGCTCCATGTATATGCGGGTGGATATGAACCCACATCTCTGGTTCAGTTGGATGTAATAGAGATGTATCGAACGGCTCGTCATCAATAAAGAGAGCGCCTTCGATAAACTCTATTTTATGGTAATCGCGGAAGGTACAGCAGCGGTGTCCTTCGTCGCTATCAAGTGCCCGCCAGCCTATTCTCCCTCTCATAATCCCCTCCGCTGTGACTTAAGTTGATACTGCCGGTGGAAATCAGATGCATCTATGGCCCTAACATCTGCCGGATCATTCTGGTAGCAGTAGATAACGAGTTTATCGCCGGTGTTGGTGTGCTCTGCTTCGCACAACCAGCGTACCAGCGTACCGGTTTTTCTGTCATCATAGATATCAAGCATCAGTGGTCTCCTTTGAAGTCATAGTATCTTCCCTCTTGGCCGCATCTTCCTACGATGCGTGCGAGGAATGCACCGAATTCCCGCTCAACTTCGCACAGTGGAGATGTGTGATACCCATTGACGAGGCAGACCGTATTGGCGCCAGGCCGCTTGCACCTTGTCATCTCGTAATGTACACACTGGTAACAGAGCTTGTTTATCATTGCACCGTGGTTTTCTGAGGTTGAATACCATAGTCCTGCATGAACTGCAGCCCGAGTAATTGAGCGCACGTAAGGTCAGCAGCAGCGACAGCGCCAGGGATCGGTGGATCATATTCCATCCGGACCTTGACCAGTTCTTCCCCTACGCAATCCTCTACGGTGATCGTTACTTTTGCCATTGCTTTTCCTGATCGGCCTCTGATTCCATGGCCTTGAGCTTATCCCAGCGGTTGAGGATCATGGCTCTTATATGCCGGGCGAGCGCTCGGACGTTCGGATTGTATGCTTTCCAATGATTAAGATGACCGAATAGGAGGTGGCAGGGACCACAGAGCGTGATCAGGTTGGTGATGGCCAGCTCCAGCCAGGGGAACAGGTGGACCGGGAGGACATGATGGACCTGCAGGTTCCGGGTCCGACCACAGGCCTGACACTTACCTCCGTCGCCCTTGATCCTGGCCTTGCGGACCTTCCACCAGCCGGGGCTCCTAACAAACAACTTCTTCAACTCATGGATGACACCAGTCATGCGTTCTGCTCCATAAAATCGACCAAGTCGAGGATATCACTGTTATTTTCGACCATTGAGGCGTGTTTGGACTTGTCAAGGGCCAGAAGGACGGCATCATGGATGGCGCGATGCATGGGAGAGTCAGCGTCTTTTGTCACTGTCCACAGGGCTTTAGCTATGTCAGAAAAAAATGCGTCCCAGTCAGTGACCTCCACCGCCATGCCCATTTCTCCAACAGCCGGGTGGTTGTTGATCAGATGCTTAAGCAACCGAACTCCCAAGTAAACTTGTAATCCTTTTTTGTTCGCCTCCATGATTTTCACCCAAAAAGAGCCAATCGCCAGGCCCGCCCCATACTATTATGGAGACTCCTGGTCGCATGT